TTGGTTCCCCCCACACCGCATCAATCGCTTTCATAAATTTCTTTTCGCTGAACTTGAGATAAGTCATCAGCTCTAATGAATAGCGAGGATTCGGAAATTGAATCAACCTTGGTGCTGGATCTGCCTTGACACTTAAATTAGTTTTCTCACATTTCAAGAAACCAGTGAGTTTGCTGTCCTCCTTGGTAACTGGATTTTCCTCAAGAGAGTCAAACGCACTTGCGTAGCGATTGGCTTTACGACCTTTGTACGCGCCAACGACTAAGTCGTGTGGTACTCGGTGGCAGCCTTGTAGGTTTGAAACCCACAACTCTCTGAATTTATCCAGTTTGAGTGCTCCCTTCACTGGGCGAGGCGGTTTAATTAAACCGTTTTCACCCTGTACAAGGAACACCCTTTCTTGCAATGCTCGCCCTAGATTGGCCAAGCTGTTATTGTGTACTCCGTATTCTTGCTCATAAGCTAAGCTACCTACGCTAAGTACACATCTATCTTTTGTCTCCTTAGTAAAGTCCCAATCAAGAACCTCCATCTCAGGGGTACACTCATATTTTATTTGTGTGTCAAATCCCTGAGTCTTGATTAGGCACCCCTAGTGGAGAGTGGGTAAAGTAGCGGCCAGCTTAGACAGCCAGGACGCCTTATTTTTATAACCACTCCAAGCCATTTTACTGTATTTCAGTTGTACTGGCTCTATCTTAGCAATTTGTCTAAGATCCACTTGAGATGAAGTTGGAATCGAAGCAAGTGTTACCGCTTTTGGGATCATAAATGAAAGTTCAGCTTCTCTCATTCGGAGTTTCCGACACTCCTTAACGGCATAAAGAGACATGGCCTTTTGTTGCAATGGGCTTCCGTCAGGTTGGGGAAAGCTCGTTCTAAGCTTTGCAGCCAATGCCTTGACAGCTTGGGGCAACATATTTCTGCCTACTCTCTTTCTGTTTCTCCTAAACTTAGTCTTTTCATAACTCTCGAGCTCAACCTCATCTTTTGATTTAATATAAGCTTTAAACGCTAAGACCTTTTCATCATTGTCGTCGCGTCCATTGCTTATTTCATCTAGTTGTTCGAGTCTCTTGATCTGTTGTTCGCGCATTTCAAGTTCATGTTTAGGATCAATCCACTTGTTTATGTCTAATTGCGTTTCATCGGCAACTAAACAATCTTCTAATTCCAGCTCGCTCATATATTTGTTTACTAATAGTTCCATTTCCTCAAACATACTAGAATCGAGTTGCTTACCATATTCTATTCCTTCAATGGATAAGCCGAGAC